CTCTAGACAAAGGTGGTAATAACTTTAAAAAATTATATAATGATTCAAAAGTTGAAAACCGAAACCGCAATGGGCAGACTGCTAGTGGACTATACTCTTTGTTCATACCTATGGAGTGGAACTATGAGGGGTTCATTGATAAATATGGATTTCCTGTATTCGATAGCCCAGAAAAACCGGTTGAAGGAATCGACGGAGAGCTTATCAGACATGGAGTTATCGATCATTGGGAGAATGAAGCAGATGGACTCAAAGGGAATAATGATGCTTTAAATGAATTTTATAGACAGTTTCCAAGAAGCGAAAAGCATGCTTTCAGAGATGAAATAGAAAAGTCTTTATTCAATTTAAATAAAATATACGAACAAGTAGATTTCAATGAAGAAATGACAATGCAAGGTTACGTAACCCGCGGTTCATTTAGCTGGAAAAATGGAGTTAAAGATTCTACAGTAGAATTTCATCCAAACAAAACAGGCAGATTTAAATTATCCTGGATTCCACCCTTTGAAATGCAAAACAATATAATAGTAAAAAACGGTATTAAATACCCAGGCAATAAAGATTTAGGTGCCTTTGGTTGTGATAGCTATGATATTAGCGGAACAACTGATGGTAGTGGATCTAATGGTGCGCTTCACGGTCTTACTGCATTTAGTATGCTCACAGATGTACCGTCTAGTCAATTTTTTTTAGAATATGTTGCTAGACCACAAACAGCTGAAATATTTTTTGAAGATGTACTTATGGCAATGATATTTTACGGTATGCCAATACTTGCTGAAAATAATAAACCTAGATTATTATATCATATTAAAAGAAGAGGCTATAGAGGATATTCAATGAATAGACCCGATAGACCTAGAAATAAATTATCTGTAACAGAAAAAGAATTAGGTGGTATACCTAATACTTCAGAAGATATAAGACAAGCCCATGCGGCTGCAATTGAAAGTTATATTGAAACTCATGTTGGGTTAAAAGAAAATGGAGATTGTGGCAGAATGTACTTCCAAAGAACATTAGAAGACTGGGCTAAATTTGATATTAATAAAAGAACAAAGTTTGATGCATCTATAAGTTCTGGCCTTGCCATAATGGCATGCCAAAGGCATTTATACGCGTCTAAAACTGCAAGACAGGTTAAGAAAATAGACTTTGGGTTTTCAAAATACAACAACCAAGGTTCAAAAAGTAAAATAATACAATAGAAAATGGCAGAAGCTACAGGACAAGTTACCCAATTTCCCAGCCAATCGGTTGACGATGCTACTAAATCTAGCATGGACTACGGAATGGAAGTGGCCCGGGGTATACAAAACGAATGGTTTAGAAAATCATCTGGCACAGGAAGGTTCGTACAAAATCAACGAGACTTTCATAAGTTAAGATTATATGCTAGAGGTGAGCAATCTGTTCAGAAATATAAAGATGAGTTTTCTGTAAATGGAGATTTATCTTATCTTAATTTAGACTGGAAACCAGTACCAATTATACCTAAGTTTGTAGATATAGTTGTTAATGGTATGCAAGATAGATTGTTTACAGTTAAAGCTTTTGCACAAGATCCAACATCTGTTAAAGAAAGAACTAATTTTGTAGAAATGATGCTTGAGGATATGAATACTCAAGAATTGATTACGCAAATAGATGAAACTTTAGGTGTTGATGTAAGAAATGTAAAGCAAGAAGACCTGCCGTCTAACAAAGAAGAGTTAGAGCTTCATATGCAAATAGGTTATAAACAATCTATTGAATTAGCCCATGAGCAAGCTATTGACAATACTTTTAAAAGAAACGCTTATCACGAAATAAAAAAGAGATGTGATTACGATCAAACTGTTTTAGGTATTGCAGCTGCTAAGCATGCATTTAATAATACAGATGGTATAAAGCTAGAATATGTTGATCCATCAAATTTAGTATATTCATATACCGAGGATCCTAATTTTGATGATGTATATTATTTTGGTGAAGTTAAGCAAATTAAATCTAATGAGCTTAAAAAACAATTTCCAGAATTAACAAACGAAGAATTTGAAGACATTATAAAAAAATCTTCTAATTATAATAACTATGATTATATAGATAATGATTCAAACGATACGTTTGATACAAACACATTGACTGTATTATATTTTAATTGGAAAACTTGGGAGCAAAGTGTATATAAAATAAAAGAAACATCTACAGGGGCTAAAAAAGCTATAAAGAAAGATGATAAGTTTAACCCTCCTAAAGATCAAAGAACTAGATTTGAAAAAGTAGCTCAGGCTATGGAAACTATATACGAAGGCGTATTAGTATTAGGTTCTAACAAACTTTTAAAGTGGCAAAAAGCTACTAATATGGTTAGGCCCGATTCTAACATTAACAAAGTAATGATGAATTATGTTGTTAGTGCTCCTAGAATGTATAAAGGTAAAATTGAAAGCTTAGTTAGTAGAATGGTTACTTATGCTGATTTAATTCAGCTTACACATTTAAAGCTACAGCAAGTAATTCAAAGGATGACACCATCTGGTGTTTATTTAGATGCTGATGGATTAGCTGAAATTGATTTAGGTAACGGGACAAACTATAACCCACAAGAAGCTTTAAACTTATATTTTCAAACAGGATCAGTTATAGGAAGGTCTATGACTGTTGATGGTGATATGAACCCTGGCAAAGTGCCAATACAGGAATTACCCGGTGGCGGCGGACAACAAAGCCAAGCATTAATACAGGCATATAATTATTATCTGCAAATGCTTCGCGATGTTACTGGATTAAATGAAGCAAGAGACGGATCTGATCCAGACCCATATGCTTTAGTAGGCGTACAAAAATTAGCTGCTGCAAATTCTAATACAGCAACTAGGCATATATTACATAGCTCTTTATACATTACAACCACTTTGGCAGAAGCTATATCTGTAAGAATAAAAGACGTGCTAGCATATCATCCGCAAAGGGATGCGATGATTGGGGGTATTGGAAGATTTAGTGTAGGTGCTTTAAAAGAAATGGATAATTTACATATGCATGACTTTGGCATTTTCTTAGAGCTAGATCCAGATGAAGATGAAAAACAACTTGTAGAAAATAACATACAAGTAGCACTGTCAAGAGATCAAATACATCTTGAAGATATAATTGATATAAGACAAGTAAAAAATATAAAACTAGCTAATCAACTATTAAAATATAGAAGAGCTAAGAAGGAAGCTACAGACCAATTAAAAGCAGAAAGAAATATTGCAGCACAATCGCAAGCCAATGCTCAAGCTGCTCAAGCTGCTGAAATGGCTAAAGCTCAAGCTGAAAATATGAAGGTTGAGGCTAAGGGTAAATTAGCTCAGTTGCAATCTCAACTTGATATTCAAAAATTAGAATCAGAAGCACAAACAAAACGTGAATTGATGCAGTATGAGTTTGATTTAAATATGAAGCTTAAAGGAATGGAGCTTGATGCAAAAAAACAAATAGAATTACAAAAGCCAGTATCAAACCCAGAGCCTAAAAAAGCTTTTGAATCTAGTGGAAATGATGTTTTAGGGGGTATAGACCTTAGCAGATTTGAACCTAAATAAAAATTATTAACTATTATATATTATTAAATTATGGCAGAATGGAAAATTAAAGGTGCTGCTGAAGACGTTGAACAAAAGTCAGCACAAGAACAAGAACAAGCTGTTTTAGATAAAGCAGTTGAAGAAGGTAAGATTGAACCTGAAGCCGCGGGCAAAGAGGTTGATGAAGTACCAAAAATTAACTTAGACGAATTAAACAAAGAAAAAAATGCCGTTCAAGAGCGAGAAGCAGAGGAGGTTCCTGTGGAAGATGCACCCGGAGATAGCAAAGAAGTGGAGCAAGAAGTACAAGAACAAACCGAAGCCAAAGAAACAGAAGAGCAAGACTCGCCGCTCGAGCTCATCAAAGACGAAGAAGAAGCGGTAGAAACTAACCAGCCTAAAGTAGATGAAAGAGCTGCTCAAGTAAACGAACAACCTAAACCTGCAGAGCCCGAAGTTGTACTTCCGGAAAATGTAGACAAGCTTGTTAAGTTTATGGAAGAAACAGGTGGTAGTGTTGAAGACTTTGTTTTATTAAATAGAGACCTATCAAAATACAACGATGGTGATCTATTGCGAGAATATTATAAACAATCTAAACCTTGGGATTCACAAGAAGTATCTGAATATATGGAAGATAATTTTTCATATGAAGAAGATGATGACCCAAGAGAAATACGCTCTAAGAAAAGAGCATTTAAAGAAGAGCTATTTAATGCTAAAAAGTTTTTGGAAGGAAACAAAGAGAAATATTATGCTGACCTCAAGTTGAAGAAGCAAACAGATATTCCTCAGGAGTACCAAGAGGCTTTAGAGTATTACAATACATATCAACAGAACGCTGAATCAAGCAAACAACTTACTGAAAGTTTTTTACAAAAAACAGATAATGTGTTTAGTCAAGATTTTAAAGGTTTTGATTTCCAAGTTGGAAACAATAAATACCGCTATAAAGTCAATAATGTTAATGATACAAAAACACAACAATCTGATATTAATAATTTTGTAAAACCATTTTTAGGTGACGATGGTCAAATTAAAGACGCCAAGGGTTATCATAAAGCATTGTTTACTGCAAGAAATGCAGATAAGCTAGCTGAACATTTTTATGAGCAAGGCCGTGCCGATGCTCTACGCCAATCCGCAAAGGAAGCTAAAAATATAAATATGGACCCAAGGCAAGAAGGTGTTATTAAAACAGCTTCAGGCCAAAAGTTTAAAGTTGTTTCTGGTGATTCTAGTTCTAAACTGAGAATGAAACTAAAACAATAACTTAAAAATTTATTACAATGGCTATTACAACTGGCATTGAAAACTTAACCCCTTCATCTAGCAAGGGATCATTATTTCAAGGTAATTATATTACCGATTTCGATTTTACAAAACAATTTTTACCTGATGTATACGAAAAAGAAGCTGAGATCTACGGAAACCGTTCTATCTCTTCTTTCCTACGTATGGTATCAGCTGAAATGCCATCTACTTCTGATGAAATCAGATGGATTGAGCAAGGAAGACTACACACGCGTTACGACAATGTAGCTATTGCTACTGCTAGCGGTACCGGGGAGTCTGTATTTACGGTTACTTTTGCTGCTAAGCCTGATGGAACTGCTTATGCTGCAGGAGATGCTCCTGCTGTTAGAGCCGGACAAACCATTATGGTACAAGGACTAACTTCTGGAGGTGCTGCTACAGGACCCGTAGTTAAAGGGGTCGTTACTGTTGCTGGAGCTGCTGCTGCTGGTGATACCGGAACT